ATAAGTTACTTCATTACAATGGTCTGTTTCATCATAAGTCTTTTTATATGCCTTACCTTGAATACAAAATTTGCATAATAGGTTACATGCCTTTGATAATCTAATAGTAAGGTTTATAGACTTACTAATAGTTTTATTTATACATAAATACTGGCTTACTTCGCCTTTATTATAGAGGTCTCTTAATAAATCTGCTGATATATCCATATTATTTTTACCTACAACTATTTCCAAATATTATGATTTTGACAAGATATGTTACATGGTCTATCTTCTGTTCTATTACATAGTATTATAGAATTATCAAAATGTATACCGTCAGTTAACAAATTAAATGCTTCCTTGGCCATTGGACAACCAAAATGTTTAACTGTGCCATCTGGTAAAATATCATAATTTTTATTATTATCGCAATAATAACCGGCCGGCTTAAAGAAGCCCTTTAGTCTTAATGTTTCACCATTGCATTTTAGAGTACTCTCATCATCAAAGTAAACTGTAAAAGTTTTAGACTGGTCAGAGTTACCCATATAAGATAAAATAAAATTATGTACTTCTTCAGAAGCTGGTTTACCATATCTTTTAAAATTTAAGTTAAATCTTATATTATTATTTTTTAAAAATTCCAGAATATCAGTATGGTCTTTATAGTTTTCATTGTCAACTACTACAAGTACCTTAGGTGAGCAAACTTTATTTAATCCTAAAAGCTTAGACTTAAATAAATCTAAGGGCATTTGATTATGATGATAAGACAACAAGACTCTTAATTGTAAATTATTAGTCTCACAATAATTTACCAATTTTTTATACCAACCTATATCCGCAGAAAAATTAGAAACTATTTTTATTCCTGTAAGCCTTTTAGTAGTTATATTCTTTAATATATCATCAGTAAGATTCCATAATGAAATTTCACCACCTTCTGGATATAATGTTATTGGTTTTCCATCATTAGGTACAGATTCAATTAAATCATTAATTTTCTTAGATATCTTATTTATAAGTTCTTTTGATACTTTATAATTATTATGTAATCTTTTATTTTCTTGATAGCAATCTTTACAATTAAAATTGCAAGCATATGAAACAGTATATCTTATAAGATGTTCATCTAAATTATTAGCTATTTTAATAACATTCATAAATATTTAGTAAACAATCACAATATTTACATGAATTATTATAAATTTACATATTTTTAATAGGAATTTATTATGGCAACAAGAGTAGGTATTTTATTAAGAAACAAAGGTACAAATGATATTTTACTAGCACATGCAACGGATAGAAAGCCACCATTTTGTTGGGACATTATTAAGGGTCATCTAGAAGAAAACGAAGAGCCAATAGAAGGCCTAATCCGAGAAGTAAGAGAAGAATGTGGCCTTGATATTTCTAAGGATAATATTACATTTATCGGAGATTACCCTTATGTAAAGGGCGATACTCTTAAAGTTTACTATCTGGAGAAAGATATTCCAATCGACCAATTATACTGTGATTCTTATTTTATGGACCCATATACTGGTAAACAAAAACCAGAAATGGATGAATTTCTATATTTTAATTTTTCGAAAGACGACCTAGAAAAGTCCTATGTATATAAAACGTTAAAAGTAGTTCTTAAAGATGCTTTTTCAAAACTGGAAGTTTACGAATGACAAAAAACGAAATTTTAGATAATTTTAAGTTTGAAGGAAAATACTCTAAGCAGCTTAAGAACCAATTTGTTACATTAGATGGTGAACAAATCACATTAGAAAAATTTGCTAAAACATTTTATGAATCTGGCTTAAAAAGGTCTTTTGAAGAAGAAGTTAAAAAATATGTAGATTGGCAAACGGATAATTTTGAAGAAGATAAATTTAATGTAAATTATTATGTGGTTCTTACGCTACGTTCACCAGAGCCAATTTTATGTTTTTTATCAAATGGCGTTTTTAGAGTCGTCTCTAATAATAGGCATATTATGAAAGACGAGATTGTATCTGCCAAAAAAATTGAAATTCCACAGAAAACTTTAGATTATATTAATAATTATATAGAAGCTAATAGAAAAGAAATAACATTAAAAAATATAGGCGATGATATAGTATATGGGTCTGAAGTTAGTAATTTTGCTAAAATGATTATTCAACAAGCAAACTTAAAAAATATAGATATTCAAGAACTTATTGATACATTAAATTATGATTTATAAATAAAAGCTGCCTAAATGGCAGCTTTTTAATTTTAGTTTATTTTATCCATAACCTGGTTATCATAGAATCCCTTATCTATAGCATTTAAATAAAATGCTGCATCTTCTTCGGATACTGGCGTAAAGTTATGACAATCAACGCCAACATCTAGCCCTTTATTTTTTATAAGCTGACGTCCATGAATATGCCCATAAAGTACAAGCTCATCATCTTTTAATTTATAATCAGTTATTGGTTCATGTCTTAATACACAATTAAAATCGCCAACTTTTACTTTACACTCATCATTATCATAAACTTTTACATTTTTTCGTTTTTTTAGTGATTCTACCAAATCTGGAACTTTATCACGCTCATAATTGCCTTTAACAAAGTGTAGCGTTTTGAAATTAAGACAATCTAGATATTTATCATTTTCTCCAAAGTCGCCTAATACATAAACGTCATCATTTACGGTAACATTTTTATTCCAATTAGAAATTATATCTAAATCCATTTCTTTTACATTTCTAAATGGTCGCTTGCTAAAATCTAATGTTCTTTGCTGGCTAAAATGCGTATCAGAAATAAACCATTTCTTAGATTCATCTTTGTTAAGTTTCTCATCTACAGCAATAATTGTTTCTTCTAGCGTATTAAATACTGGTATTCCAGCTTGGTCGCATTTAATACGAATATAAGCATTTGCATTCTTTTTTCTTGAGTCGTCTGGAATACATACAAAAATATTATTTGATTTAAGCCACATGCCTATTTCTATATTTGACGTAAACCCGGGGTTCTTCTCGGTTCTTTCAAGATAAAAAATAATAGCAGATGCTTTATGCATCGCTTCATTTTCCCAATCTGTCTGCTTTGTTAGGTCTTTCATTAAACCATAATTTTTATTAGTTGGATTTAAGATATCACCATCAAAGCCAATATCTTCAAAAATAGAATAAGCTTCTTTTCTCCAAACATCATTTTTTTCATAATCTTCTCTTGGACAAGGTCCAGCAAGAAAAACAGCATTGTGTAATTTATCTAATGAAGTCATATTTCCTTCATCATCAGTTGGAATAATAATGTTCATTTTCTATAGTATTTCCTTATTTTAGATAATATATTTATATATTAGTGAAATAATCAAATTTAAACTAATTTAGAAAGAGGTTTTTATTTTGAATATAAATGAATATTTAAGCTCAGCTTCTTTTAAGGAAGAGATACATAGAGCAGCTACAAATGCAAAGCTTAATACGCCACAAAAAGTAGAAGCTGATATTAGAACTATTGCTTCGGAAGCATTTAATGAAGGCATAATGTCCTTACTAAAATTTAGGTCAGCCGCTAAAAATGAGGGTACGCTAGAAAAAAGTAAAGAAGTAACACAGATGCTACCGGATAATTTTATAAAAAATGAAACTGGTCTACAGGCAATAAATGGTCTTATGCAAGCTGTTATTTCTAACCAAGAAGACGGTCTATTAAATATAGGATATGAGAGTTTACTAAAAACAGAAATAGAGAATTACATTAGAATTGTTTATGCTATTGGAGTAACATCTGGATTTGAAATTGCAGATGACGAAGATTATAGAAATTTGTATTTATCAAATAAACAGAGATTTATAATGCATGGCTCTGCTCCTAAAAGTAATGATTCTAAGAAAACTAGAAAGTCGAAAGAATAATTATGGAACTAAAGACGATAAATTTTACTCAAGATGATGAAATAATGACTAAAATTTCACTAATTGATTGTGGTAAGGTTCTAGACACATATATTTTATATAATAGTGCTGATGAAACTAGAGCTAAGCCGGACCTACAAAAAACGGTTAGGAATATTCAATATTTTATTGAAAGAATCTATGATTATGGCCGTAAAGGAATTCCTATTGATTTTAGTACCGTTGAAATTCCTCTTGTAGATGATATAAAATATTAGGATAATAAAATATGGCAAAACAAAAGCTAAAAGAAGATAATGTATATATTTCTGGTCAAAAACCAAAATCTAGTATTATAAACTCGTCTTTTATAAATAGACTTAATAGTATTTTTGGCTTTAGAACTTTAAATAAGAGTGAAAAACCAGAAACTGAAATAGAAAAGAGACTAGGCATCAAATTTGTTAGAGTCGACTTAAATAATGACGCATATAGAGTTAAGAATGCCGCTAAGGGTGCAGTTTATAGAAGCCAAAAATTAAATTCAACTGTTGAACATTATTTGGATGCTTACTTAAATGATACAACCGTATCATATGATGATATTCAGGATAGACAAGCTAGATTAAATGAGCTATCATTTATGTACTATAATGACCCATTTATTTCTAGGGCTTGCCACTTAGTAGCTGATGAAGCTACACAACAAGACGTTCAGGACCGTATAATTTCTATTGAGTCTCCAAATATAAATTTTGTTGAGCATACATATAATTTGTTAAACTCTTGGGGTATTACACAAACAAGACTAAATGCGGTTTGTTTTGATCTTGAATTATATGGTGAATCATTCTGGGCACATAAAGTTGGTACAAATGGTATTGAAAAAATAAAACCAATTTCTGTAAACTCAGTGATGGAAAGATTGGAGTTTTCACCAATTCATGTTGCTAAATTCCTATCAGAAAGAGACGGCTGGATGACTGCTAATCGTGACAGAGGCTCAAAAATTAAAGATTTAGTAAATCTTTTAAAATCAAAAGAGTCAATGGATGAAGCTGAAAATCTAGCAGATATGTTTGATGATAAGCTTTTAGGATATGAGCTACATGATGGAATTATAGCACCTCCTTGGCTTATTTCACATTTTAGATTTAACGCTGACCACTCAGAGTTCTATCCATATGGACGTCCACCTTTAATTCAATGTCTCGCGCCATTTAAGCAAGCTCATTCAACTATGGCATTACAAGGCTTAGCTCGTTCTATGAGCTTCCCAGTTACAATGTATAAAGTAAATACACCAAAAGGACTTACGCCAACTCAAGCATTTGATACAGTAAATAATGTTAGACAGCAGTATGATAATCTAGGCGTTACATCAGCTGGCGCTGGCTCAGAAGTATATACTGTAAATACTAAGATTTGGGTTCCCAGTGAACTTCTCGATATAGAAGTAAAAGAATCTAAGTGTGATATGGACTTCATTGAAGACTTGGAGAATTATCAGAAACGTGTAGCTTATGCTGCAAATATCCCGCTTGGCTATCTAGACCCTAATGGTGGTGAGGGTAGTACATATGTTTCCGGTATATCTTTAATGGAACAATATAAGCCATTTGCTAGACATGTATATTCTATACAGTCAATTGTTCTTGATACAATTGGCATGCTTATTCGTATGCATTATGCAATTACTGGAGAATTTGATTATAATACGCCATTTATTTTAAGTATGCGCTTCCCAGCTATAGAGATGTCAGATGATAAACGACAAGCTAGACAAGCTTCTATAGACTTATCACAAGGTATTGTTGACTTACTCAAAAATGTTTTAGGAATTGGTGATGAAGATACATTACCAGAAGATGTTGTAACAGATATTCTTTCTAAATACTCATTCTTAGACCCAACTGAAGTCCAAAAATGGATGCGTCTTTCTGCTTTCTTAAAGCCAGCTAAAAATGCTGATGGTGATGGAGATGACGAGTTTGGTGGTGACATGGGTGGCGGAGATGACTTTGGCGGCGACATGGGCGGTGATGACATGAGCGGCGGCGGAGACGAAGGCGGCGGGGATGAATTACCTGAAGCTAGAAGAATACGCCTTGAAAAGAGAAAGATATTAAGAGAAAAGAGAGAACGCGAATTAGAACATATTCGAGAAATTAGAGAAAGATATAAGAATGCTGCGGATGATATCTATATGCATTTTATTGAATCTAATAATCTTTCAGATTGGGCTAATAAAAATACTAAAAAGCACTGTTTGTATGTACCAAAAATTACAGAAGCCTCACCAGTATATGAAACCTTTAAGACTATTTCTAATAATAAAAAAGGCGGAAAAACAAAATTAAATGAAGCACAAGTAAAAGAGCTTATGCAGGGTATAAGAGCTAGTAAGCCAAAGAAAATTTCTAGATTAGCATCTGCTTCTGATAGAAAACTCTCTACAATTGAAACTGCATTATCCGCTTCAGCCGCTGCAACAGCTCTTAGAGAATCTGGTGTGAATATAAATCAACAATTAAAAGTCGCTAGAGAAAATATAGCAAAATATGACGAAAAACAGATTTAATTAAAATATAGGACGCTAATTATAGTATGAAAGATTATATAGTATTTTTTACTGAAGGATTTGATAAATATAATATAGATAAACAAATAAGGGCATACCCTAGAGCATTTGTTTCTACTATAGATAGCGCTCCTGAATATGATGTGCTTAAAGAAGAAGCAAGAAAAGCAAAAGATGACGGTTATGACAATTTCTATATGTTCTGGGAAAAAAATTCGGTTCATTCTGTAACTGAAGACATGAAATCAGAATTTTATGAATTTCATGATACTGGCGCGTTGCCTTATAAATACAATAAAAAACTTATAGAAGGCGATGTTTATCAAAATAGCGTTAATAATGTAAATCCTACACTACCTAACCAGCCCGTAGCTAATGTTGCACAGGCTACAGCTAATAATCCTAGTCAAAATAATGGCATTACTCAACAGAATCAACAGAATCAACAATATAATGAGCTTGGTTCTATGAATGTATCATATTCTGCGGACCATGCCGCGTCTATTTTTATTTGGCCTATTAACGCATATACTAGCGCAGCTAGTATGCAAAAAGCGCTTACACAAATAAATAGAGAATTTGAAAAAGATAATATGGGCAGGTCTCCAGATAATTATAAATCAACTAGTACAGTATACTCTACTAAAAAAGGACCGTGGGCAACTTTAATTTATGTGCCATCATCTCTTAAAGAACTGGGCCAGAATTTCTCGAACTCTGCAGCAATGATAAATGAAATTGCTAACATCTATAGTAATACGGATATATTTCCTAGCGGACATGGCTTTATAAGAGGCAATGTCATGTTTGCTATTGAAAAAGAAGTTTTTAATAAGAAAGAAGCAAAAGTAACCGGTGGCGCACTTGATGAAATGTCATTTTTATCTGCAATTAAAAAGCTAGAGGGCTCAGCAAATAAAAATAATATCGCAATATTCTGTACAGAGCCTTATAAGCAATACCTTAGCTGGTGTCCAAAAGTAGTAGTTGTAGGTGACGCTATGGAACCAAACCTAAATGCGAATAATTTATTAAAAGCTGCTTTTGATAGAATAGAATCTTATGAAAAAGAAACAGTAAATTCATTAAATGAAAATCCGGACAATGTTAATAGTGAATATTTAACACGTTTTGATTTTAATAATACCACTGTTATAAATAAGTTTAATGAAGTTGATAAAAAATACTTAAAAGCATTCTTATCTTACTACGAATGGTACTTGCAACACAGAAACCTTGATGTTTATGGTAATCCTAATTTTAACTTAAAAGCTCGCGCATCTGAAAATGAAGGCTCAACAGAGAAGTTTCTTAAAGAATTAGATGAATTTTTTAAGCTCGGCCATATGGAAGATCTACAAAAAATTAGAAAGGCATTAGGACTTAAAGATAAGAGCTTTGCTGGCTTATTAGCGCCATATAAAAAATTCCAGAAAGCAAAAGAAGTAGCAGAATCTGGAAAAAATGCGTGGGACTCAAGACGTAAAATAAATTGGGAAAAAATTTCTAATAAAATGAATTCTAATAAGGAACTTAGTCCTGAAGAAAGGGCCGAATTAGAAAAAATATTAGCAGAATTTGATGTTAAAGAAAACGCAGCTAATCAGGCTAATAATTCAAATGCTTCTGTAGATAATAATGATAATAGTAATACACAAGTAGAAAATGCGCAAAAAGTAGGAGAAGGCTCATCTAAAGGCGAAGAAAAAAAGCCGGTTAGTGCTCCTAAAGAGGATGATACTCCTAAGGGAAGCAATACTTCTAAAGAAGTAAAAGCTGAAGAGTCTATATCAATAGACTTAGTAGATATGTTTATGAAAAAGTTCTACGAGTCAGACCAAACATTAGGACAGTCACAAAATACTAATAATGCTGCTAGTGATACCAATCCTACGCCTAATGCTAGTAATTCTAACGATACTAAGTCAAGTGGTCCTTTATCTGAAGAAGATAAAACTTTAATAATAAGATTATACGCATTAACACAAGGTAGCGGATATAAGGGCGGATTACTATTAGACCAAGCTTTAATAAATTTTGCTGGCAATATTGGAAAAAGCTGGGATAAAATAAATGAGCTTTTAGTAGCTATAGAAGAAGCTAAGAAACCGCAAGTTAGACAAGAAGCACTTAATGAGTTTAATAGATCTAAGGAAAAACAAGATATCCAATCTAATGTTAATCAGGGCTCAACAGCTAATAGCGCAGCAGAAAATAAATCAATAAAACCTACCAGTGAAGAAAAAGGTAAAGCAAAAGCTGAAGATTTAGCAGAAGGTCCAATTACTGAAACAAATCCGGACTAATAGGAGATAAAAATGCAAGATATTGGGAAAGAATTATTTGATGCTTCCCAAATATCTGGTGATCCAGATAAAATAAAGTACGATATGACAAAATCGGGCGAAGATAAAGGCCTGATTTTGCCATATAATGGTTTAGACCAAAAAAATACAGTATTATTACCAGATACGCTAGGTAACTTAAAATACATATTTCAGGATATACTAGATGGTAATGAAGAAGCATTAAATAGGCCAGAATTTAAGGCCTTAAACTTTAATAATATAAAAGCAGCTATAGAATGGCTAGCTAAAACAAATAGTATAAATGATATATTTAAAAATGAACTTTTGGCAGAGGGCTGGAGGCTTAATTTTAAATGTAGACCGCCCACGCCAGAAGAATTTTTAACAGAAAAATATTTAGGTCCAACAGCTGAAACACTATATGAGCCAGTTAGGAAGGCATTTATAGAATTTATGAATCCACTTAGTCCCTATAGAAATGCAATATTAAGTTTGCATATTGGATGGGGAAAATCCGCGCTTTCTGCTATTATTCAGCTTTATATTTCCACACACTTTGCAATGATGTGGCATCCATACAAGTATTTTGGACAATCCAGCGCTACCGTTTATATTCAAGCATTAGGCGCTTGGTCTCAGAAAAAAGGTTCCGAAATATTACTTGAGCCAATTCTTAATATTATTAATTCTAGTCCTTATTTTAAGCAAGTACGCGGAAGTAAGGATATTACTGATGAAGAAGCGCCACCAGATGAGGTAGCGAATCAATTACTTTGGACAACCGCCTCAAAAACCAGTGCTCTTACGATGCAAGGTGGTGTCAATTATAAAACTGTAGCTGGTGATAAAGATATAATCGGTTCTAGTCAACCTTTGGATAGCGATATTTATCTACCAGATGGTACAATTAAGAAAATGGGCGATTTAAAAGTAGGAGACGTAATAGCGTCACCTACAGAGGGCAGTCAAACTGTACTTCATATTTTCCCAAAGCCTAAAATTAGATGTTGGAAAATTACTTTATCTGATGGTAGAACAGTTAGATGCGCAGCCGA